AAAGATTTTACTACAGTATCTTCTAATGTGATTGATGGTTTTTTATAGTAACCGCTACCACGATTGATAATTTGTACATTAGTTACTTCACCTACAGTATAGGTGTTTGCGCCAGACGTTACTGTGTATGTGTTTGCTAATCCCGTAACACGAACGATAAGTCCCGAACCGCCAGTGCCGCTGTTGCTTACGATTGCTGTTGTGTCTATGCGATATCCATGCCCAATCGTATTGTAGTAAAGTGCTGAGATTGGTGATTGCTGAATAGAAGAAACAACAGCGTCAACTGAAGAACCATCTCCAGTTATTGAAAGTTGGTCGCCGACTTGATATCCAGATCCGCCATCATTGATATCAAATCCTGTAATCATTCCATACAAAGTTGCTGTTAGTGTCGCATCAGCAACATCGGACACTACTTCACCACCAGAAAATGTTCCACTCACAAGTTTCAACGTCATTTCTGCTACGTCATATGAACCAATAACGTATCGCTTGATATCAACAACGTTACCAATAGCGCCGCTGGTTGCTCCAGAAATAGTTTTATTTAAAAAACTAAAAACATTTGCCGCATATGCAGAACGTATAATCTGAGTCTTTTCAAAATTACCAGCAGAAACACGGAGAATATCTTCTCCAGGATAATACAACGAGATGTCCTCATTATACAGTAATTTAAAAAGAAATCGATATGATTCTTCAGTACCTTTTGATTCAAAAAAGTCTTTAAACTTTAATGCAACAAGTCGTTTATCGCCATAGATGTTTGTTGGTATAGAAGGATATAATTCGTCTTTTAAATAGTCAACATATTTGTCTACCGAGTATTCAATGTTACGATAGTCAACTAATTTACCAGTCTTTCGGACAACGTTATCTTTTATGACTTTAGTATTTGCTTCTGCGGCTGACGTTTCTCCTTCAATAGCTTCGCCCACATTGAATGGGCGTTTTGTTTTTAGCTTTACAACAATATAGTCAGTTCCAACTTCACGAATAGTACCAATTGCACCAGAGTCATTTCCAACAACATCTTCGTCACGAACAAATGTTCCGACTACATTTTCTAATGTGATGTTTGTTGTTTGTAGCCACTCATAGTATGCTTTCAGAAAGAGTAAGAATCTTTCCGAATCTTGTGCAATATCTGAAGAAATCAGACCATTGATACTGATTGACGGCTGAAATTGAATTTCATTCATTTTTATCTATTGACCAAGCTAATTGTTTTATCGTCAATCATTGATACAGTAATATCGGCATCATTAATCGTTAAAATTTGATTTCTTAGTGGAAGGATGTCTTTGTTTGCTGGAGTTGCAGTTATCTTGAGTGTAGTTCCACCATCAGCAAATGCAGTTGGTGCAAACGCTGTTAATGTAATGATACCCGTATCGTAGTCAATTGTTCCTGCATTAATTTGCACCGCAATATTTTCGTTGATAGTTTCTCTGTAGATTCTAATAATACTATCGTTATCTTCAAGAAAGCAATTTGAATATCCCAAATAAGTAAACTCATTTGACGTTACTTTATTTCCAAAACCATATACCTGGCTTGCTGGTCGACCTCTTGTTGTGTCGTCAATTGGATTTGAAAATGAAATTTCATATCTAGCAGAATTTCCAAGTTGAATGTCAAGTTCTTTTCGCATTAAAATTGTAGTGTCATTATTTAAAATTGATCTTTCGGATGAGTCTACTAGTCTACTCAATTTTGAGTATCTGAAATATTTACCAAATTGATTGATATCAGAATCATTATAGTCTTTGATAATATTTGTAATTAAAGTACTCATATCATCTTCAGACAATGTTGTTCTATCTGCTTCGTATTTTACAGCACTATTGATAGTGATGTACAAATATTCAGGGTCGACAATCTCATGTGATATCGTCAACATTTTTTTAGGATTAATAATTCCGGTAATTAAATTTTGTTTTTCTGTTGCTGTTAGTACTTCGCCTGCTGTTGGCTTAACTGCAATATATACTTTTCCATATGATGGAGGATCATTGTCTTCTCCACCCCAAACAACTACAGAGTCAACGTTAGGTTGCTTTAACAATAGTGCTTTATAGTCTTCCGATGTAACAATACGATTCTGCGCTTCGTATGTTTTTGGTGCATTAAATTTAATCTGAGATGTTGTTTCTCTATATGCACCACCAGCCGCAGGATCAGTAGCGGTAAATGTAATTGCTGAAATTCCCGCAACAGAACCAGCGTATGTTAAGTTGGTTACATCATTTGCAAGAGGACCAGAAGTAACAATAAATTCTAGTACAACAATATTTCCATTATCCAATGCAACGCCAAATGTTCCGTCTCCAAATTTAATTTCATATTGTCCGTCTTCTGCCTCTTCTAAGAAATAAACTTCTGAGGTAGAATTAACGTCTACTAAATTATCTGGTTTGGTGAAAACTCTTGTGGTGCTATCGTTAGATGAATTTAATACTTTTACTGAAATTGTAGTCGTATCAATATTTGAATTGGGAACTAAAAATCTTTGCTGTGTGTCTAATCCATTTACTGTGTATCTTCTTGTGATGTAAGTACCTTCGCTCAACGCAATTGTGCCAGAGTACACTCCAGAAGCAGATGTGATGGTAAGCGCAGTTAGATTTAAAAAGGTATAATTAGTTCCATCAATCGATCCAGAAAACTCTGTGTATTGAGGAATTGTAATTGTTGCTGGAGATGATGTTGTGGTTACGGCAACAACACCTGTAATAGATGCGCTAGATATAGACCTTGGCGTATAATTTAAAGACTTAGCTAAACCGATAATTGAATTTCTTTTTTGTGCAGTAGCTAAGAACGATTCGGATGCTACCATGTTAAGATAGAACGAATTGTAGTATGTATTGTATGCGAGCAAATCTAACAGGACGTTCATACCTGCGCCATCAAAGTTATAATCTATGAATTCGTCTTGCGACCTCAAATAATTAATGAAGTTTGATTTTATTCCAGCAAAACTTAATTCGTCTATTAATAAATTATTGTCCGAGGCCATTATGCCGTCCTTGTGAGTGTAGTTTGTAATGAAGACTGAACGCCAATATTTTTAATGATAAAATCAATTCTAATTTGAATTCCATTTTCATCAGATTGTGTATCAACTTGAACGTTTGTAAGTGCTACCCTCGGTTCAAACTTTCCAATAGTCTCAGTCAATTCTTGCTTTAAACTGTGTGCAGAGAATACATTCATGTCCGAGAACAAGAAATTTGCTAATGTACTACCATACTCAGGATAAAACGGGCGAGTTCCTCTTTTGGTCCTAATTAAATTAGCCAAAGAACGCTTAATTGCAGTTTCATTCGTGATGGGTCTAACATCACCTGTCACTGGATGAGGCGTGAAATCTAACGATAAATCTTTATAGAATATAGTAGCCATTTTTTTCTTTTATTTATGTCGCCTGTTCTGCCGTTTTGGACTCTTGAATCTCTTTTCTACGTTCTTTTGCGGCTTTTGTAAATTCTGCTAGTGCCTTTCTTGCTCTAGTTCCTGCGGCTTTGTTGCCTTTGTTTTGAAATTTATCGTTCTCTGCAAGATACGATTCAAATAGTGTTACTAAGTTTTCATGATTTGTCATTATTATTTCCTTATAAAGTGTTGACATTTGCTTGACATAGTGCTATACTACTGTGTAGCCTATGATTTTAGATATCTGTTATAACTGTGATTGCTGTATTAGGCAATAGTGCAGTCGTTGGAGTATTCAATCTTTCCTCAATCGTTGATATTCTTAAAAGCAACGCATTGAGCGTAGTGGTATTTACACTATCAGAAAGAGTTAAATTACTTTTTCCGTTTAATGTTAAGTTTGTGTCTGCTGAAATTTTAATTGATGCATTGTTCACATCCCACAAAACATCGTTTTTATTAACAACGTTAGCAAAGTTTCTAGTTAAACTTGATGCAGTACCAAAATATTCAGATGCCGCTTCTGGGATTGCTGGAAGATATCCTAAGATTGCTGGCTCTTGTGCCGACATTGCATCTAAGAAGAATCCAAAAACCCAATCGCCAGCTTTAGGCGTACCATACAGATTTGGTGTATTTACTGGATGAATAGCCAATGCCCAAGGCAAATCTTCAGTTGGAACAAGCCCATCTTTCTTTGCAGGATGATATCCAAAACACCTAACTTTGCATCTGCCAAGCGTCAATGGATCGTCAATATCTTCAACGATTCCAATCCACCAAACAAATCCATCTTGACCAATAAAATTTCTCATCAAT